CGACAGCATAACCAAGAAAAAAAAAATGAAAAACAAGGTCGGGGGGGGGGGTAAACCCTTCTAAGAAAATATGGAAAAAGTGGTGGTTTTGGCTAATTGTAATTGTTTTTATCGGGTTACTGATACCGAAAGACAATTCAGACGAGCAAAAGAAACCGGAAACGAAAGTAGAAACAACCACGCCAAAATCAAAGACAACAACAGAAACGGCACAACCGGAAATAACGGAAACAGAAACAACAGAACCGGAAACGGTAGAGCAGGAGCCGACAGAAAAGGCAGAGGAACCGGCAGCGGGGAAAAACATTGATGATATAGGCGCGTATTTTAGCGTTTCAGATGTGCGAAACGATGTTACCGGGAATTGGAGAATTTCAACGATTGCGGAAAATATAGATATTCAAGAATATGCGTTAAGCTATTACAAGGAATATTTCAAAGACGATAAAGAAATTCATGCAATCGTAAACTTTAACTACAAAACAACAACAAAAATATCTGTCATAGGCAACACGCTAGACGTAAGCATATACGATTATGTGGACGGAGAGGAACACGATGCAAAATTGTTATTTAGCGGAACATTACTAAAAGAGTATTCTGTTAATATGGATAATGGCAGCATCGAGGAAATACAATAACAAGAAGGCTATCGCAGCAATGCGGTAGCTTTTTATTTTGGAGGCGATGCTATGGCGGCGGGGCTTGATTTTGAGATCGAGGGCTTAGAGGAATTGGAAAGAGATTTAACGAAAGCAATTCAGACGGCACCGGAGAAAGCAAAAGAAACACTAAAAGGAATTGGAAAAGATTTTAAAAACGCTGCAAAAAAGCGCGCCAATTCAGAATTAAAGCCGCATGAGAGAACCGGCAGCGAAAAAAACAAAGCGATTAAAAGAAAATGGGGAACAAAAGTTATAGAGGAAAATGTAGGCGCAACGGCTTTAGTGTGGAATAGCGCAAGGCATTTTCATTTAATAGAAAACGGTCATAACCTTGTAAGGGGCGGCAGGATCGTTGGTTTTGTTCCCGGTAAACATATCATGGAAAAAACAAGAAACGAGTACGAGAACATAGTACCGCAACGGTTTGAAGAAATGATAGACGAAATTTTAAAGGAGGGCGATTTGAATTAAAAACGTAGATATAAAAAAAGCAATAAACGAACTTTTAAGCAAAAAATATGCGCCGCCCAATTACAGAATTTACGGAAAAGAAATAAAAGAGGGGTACGCCGCCCCTTGTTTCTTTACGGAAATTTTAGATCGAGGCAGCAGCGCAGAAACAAAAAATTTTGCAAAAGGCGGTTTTACAGTTAAAATAACATATTTCCAAAAGGAAAAGAACGAATTAGATCAGCTTGAAAAGGTAGACGAAATAAAAGACCTTTTCGGGCTGATTTTTTTTGTTGAAAATCGAAAATTGACAGTTGGAGAATTTACGCATGATTACATCGGCGAGTATCAAGATATTTTACAAATAAATATCCAAATTGATTACAAGGAAAATACGCAGAGAGAAGAAACCGCGCCGATAGCGGAAGGATTAGGCGTAAAAGTAACGCAAGGTTAAGGAGGTTTAAAATGGGCGCACCAAGTATAACAATTAGCTTTATAGAAAAAGCAATGACAGCAGTAACAAGAGGCGAGCGCGGGATCGTGATGTTATGGGTAAAAGACACATTAGCAGCACCGGCGGTAAATCCGGTTACGGTTGTAACAGAGAAAGACATACCGGACAGCTTAAAAGATGCAACGGTAGAACAGATCAAACTTGCAATGATTGGCTACACAAACGCCCCGAAGAAGGTAATTGTGTATTGCATGGGAATTGCAGACGACGCAGAAAAAGCGGCGATCGACGCGGGCTATAAAAAGGCTATGGAAGCATCGGAAACAATCAAATTTAATTATTTGGCTATTCCGACAGTTGAAACCGATCAGAAGGCACAGGAAGTTGCAACATGGGTTAAAACCATGCGCGACGTTAAGAAAAAGAAGATCAAAGCGGTATTACCAAATACGGCGGCAGATAACGAAGGTATTATCAACTACACAACGGAAACGGCAGTAAAAACGGAAACCGTAACCGCGAAGAATGGAACAAAAACAACAGTTGATACGAAATACACAGCAGAACAGTATTGCGCGAGAATTGCCGGGCTAATCGCAGGTACACCTATGACGATCGCCTGCACATATGCGCCGCTTTCTGAATTATCGGATTGTACGCGGCTTACTGATATTGATACACCGGTAGACAAAGGGGAATTTATTATTTTCTATGACGGCGAGAAGGTAAAAGCTGTAAGAGGCGTTAATAGTTTCGTAACAACAATAGACGGCAAAGGCGACAGTTTCAAGAAAATTAAGATCGTCGAGGCTATGGATATGATAAACGACGATATTACCAAAACGGCACAGGATAGTTATTTAGGAAAATACGCAAATTCATATTCTAATAAATGCCTGCTGTTATCGGCGATTAGTAGTTATTTTGCACAGTTGCAGCGTGACGGTATTGTAAGTAGTTATTCGGTTAGATTAGATGCGGACGCAATCAGAGAATATTTAAAAGGAAAAGGGCTGCAGGCAACGCTTGACGACGGAACCGTAAAGGACGTTGACGAATGTAGCGACGAGGAAATTATAACAGCAGACACCGCCGCATTTGTATTTTTAACCGGAAATGTAAAAGTATTAGATGCGATCGAAGATATTAAAATGCCTATTTACATCTAAGGCAGAAAGGAAAGGTAAAAGAACATGAAAGGTTTTAGACCGGAGCAGGTTATAAATGGAACATGGGGCGAGGTATGGTTTGACGGCGAATATTTAGCACAGGTCACAGCCTGCAAAGCAGAGGTAACATTAAAGAAAACGGCGATTTCACAGTGTCAGAATTTGGTAGACGGTCAGAAAGTAACAGGATTAGAACCGAAGGGCGAATTAAAGTTACACAAAATCAACAGCTTTGTAATGAACAAAGTTAATAAAATTGTAAAGGCAGGAAAGACACCGACACACACAATTATTTCCAATGTGAACGATCCGGACGCGATCGGCGCGGAGCGTGTAGCATATTACGGTTGCGTGATTGATAAGATGATCTTATCAGATTGGGAGGCAGGAAAGACCGGGGAGGAAAGTTACGGTCGCTTCAACATTGGCAGACAGCGCAATATTGGTCAGCGTAATCTTGGTAGGTGCGCTGGTGCTGTTGGACTTGATGTATACATTTACCGTCCCGCCGGCGCCGATCTCTTTTGAGAATGTGCCTCCCGCAGTAACTTTAGTTCCGTCCACCTGGATCGTGCCGCCCTGCAAATCGATCGCATAGTCAAAGCTCAGCACCGCGGGGATACTGCGTTTGTTGGTAAGGGTAAGCGTGGAACTGTAATGCGTTGTTCCACAGCCGCTTGAGCTCTGGATCGAGCCGGTGACCGTCGTGCCGTTGGCCGACCAGGTATCTTCCTTGTCACCGCTAAAGCTCAGGCCGACGTTGTCATTGGTCAGCCCCGTCACTTCGCCTGAACTGGCTGCGGATGCTGTTATGGTCACCGCCGGGACCATGCTCAGCAGCATGGCAGCCATCAGTATAAATGACAAGAAATTTTTGAGAATGCGTCGTGTCATTTGTTCAGTCCTCTTTTCTCAAATTTTTCCTTTTTGCTTATTTCAACATAAATACTTATGCCAATACATAGGGAAACCACAGCCCAGAAGTGGCTCAGATGAAACAGGGATGTGGTGTTCTGGTCACGGAAAAATTCCACAATAAAGCGGAACACGCCGTAGGCCATCACGTAGACCGGGTATGCCCTGCCGCCCGTCCGGCCGCGCCATATTTTAGGACACAGCAGGATCAGCAGCACCAGATAGAATATCAGTTCAGCCTCTCTCGTGGGAAACCGCACTCCGTTTACTCCCGGGATCGGCAGCCCCATACAGCATCCGGACAGAATACAGTTGATCCGGGCGCACATAAGCGTCACAACCATAACCGGGGTGAAAACATCGGCGACCTCTCCGAGCGGGCGCTTAAACAGCTTCGCTCCCAGGATATAGGTCAGGGGCATGAAGAACACCCCGCCAAACAGGCTCATAGCCCCCGCGTCGGCACCTTCAATGACCGCAAAAGCCTTTACGGAGAGAACGCCGATCAGGGTATGGGCAATTCCCAACAGTACTGCCGCCCACCATGACGTTCTCAGACGCTTGCGCAGAAGCTCCAGCCAGATGACGCCAAGCACCGTGCCGAGCGTCAGCAGAGAGATGAGCGGATGCTGGCTGACCCGAATCATCAATTGATCCACCGCGTCATTGCTCCTTTCCGATTATAAGAAGCTCAGCCGTCTTCACGGAAGCCATCCAACGCGCGGAGCTGTTCGATCAGGTCATTCACGCAGCCCTGCATGCTGTTTATCTGATAAACCTGATCCTCAGTCCATGAGCTCTCAGGCTCGATCACACCGATGTTCAGCCAAAGCTCCTGCATTGTG